ACCCTATCCAACTAAATGCCAAACCTTGATAACGAAGTACATCATCATCACGGTCTAAGTATGACATCCATAACCTTGCACCTGATGGTGCTTCCCACTGCATCTTTCGTTCTGACCACTTTATACCTTTCCATATTTGGGGGTATATCTCTTTTGACTTAAATATAAGTTCTCTTAATTCTTCTGTCGTATGTCGTAATAGCAATCCACTAAATGAGGGATGACCCATATATCTCAAAGGGTCTGCTAACATGGCATAACTTTTTCCACCACCTGCTGAACCACCATATAATACTTCTCTTTCGCCTGCTGCAAGAAACTCTGTCTGAGGTCCTTTGTTAGGTCTAAAGATTATATTTTGTTCTTCTACAGGTACAGCTTCTAATGCTTCAATCTCTTGAATATTAGGCTTTTGCACCTGTTCTTTCTTCTTCGATGGTTTTCGCTTTTTCGATTGCCTTCTCGGCATACTCGGACCATTTTCGGAGAGTTCTAGCTTTGTTCTTACGTTGTTGCTCATGCATTAACCTTTTTCTTAACCCTACGTGAGATATCTCTCTGCCTGTTTTATTTGTTAGCCAATTAGCTATTTGTCTATACGAATATTGTTTACTATATTTACGTGCTAATTCTATTGCTTCTAGTTCATATGGTATGGGGTCAAGTAAGTCTTTATCTTCTTCGTTTAATTTATAACCAAATGGAACTATACGTGCTATACGAGGTATCTGTACCCATTCTTTTTGTTCTTCGTCTTTTAAGTCTGTCGGCTGTGGTAACTTCCAACTACCTAAACTTCTATTCATTATTCTTTGCTGGTAATAACATAACACCACCTGTGCTTTCGACTTGCATCTTCTCTGTCTTTACTAATCCTGTTCTATCTAGTAATTCTTTAGCTGCAGACATCTTCTCTTTTAGACCTAGCTCTGTAGGGTCATATAAGCCACCTACCATAGCCATAGCAGCTTTAGGTGCGTTCCTACTCATAAATAGCTGTGTGGCTTCTAGAATCTCATCTTTAAGCGATTTAACTATATCTGTTGTACTAGATGCATCTGCATAGCCTGCTAACTTCTTAGCTGATACTACATCACCACCTGCTTCATCAAACAACACAGATAAAAACTTCTGTTGTCTTTCAGTCAGTTCTCTACTCATATAGGTAACTCCCTTGTTAGCTGTCTGTCAACACGTGTTATCAATCTCTTTGCTCTGTTAGGAGTCTGACGATACCAACTGCTATCTTCCATCTCGTCTGCCATTGTTACCCAATCTAAATCTTCTACTGCAGCAATCATGTTTTTAAATTTGGATAAACGAGGTCTGCCTAATTGAAAACACATATTAGCTAATACATGTTGTATATCATTAGGCAGATTATTAAATTGCGAAAAGAGAAGGTTACAATCTTTTATAGTTGTTTCTATATCCTTCGCAAACCAGTCATCCACTTGTTGATGTGGTACTTTTGTTCCTATAGGACCTGAGTATACTTCGTCATCCCACTCAGTAATAAGGTGTCCTATTCCCCCGGTTAAATGTCCAAGTGAACATCTATAGGTTTCATACTTTACACCTTCGTCTTCGGCTATCTCATCCTGTAGTTTTATTAAATTCATTTCTTCCCCATAATTTTCATAGCTTGTCCAGCACCCTTAATTCCAAAAGATGCACTAATTGCAATAAACAATAAATATTGATACCAGTCAGGTAGTGTGTTTAATACTTCAAACCCTACTCTTACATATTCTGTCATGCTAGGTATAAATACTAGTATAGCAGGCAAAAGTAGTACTGTCAATGCAAATTCGTCTTTCCATGAATTATCTGTAGCATCTGCCATAGACTTCTCCCATTGTACCTCACCTGTAGCCACTTTCTCTGCTACTGCTGCTTTAGCTTTAGCTTGTGCAACTTTAGCTTGTCCATCGGCTTTGACCTTCTCAACTTTAGAAGACATCCAAGAACTCGCTAGATTTGCTATAGGTCCTATAAGTGCTGTAAACATTATTTCCCCTTATTAAACTTTGAATCTATCCAACACTTGCCATAGTACAAGATAAATAACCATACTGTAAATAGAACCCCTTCAACATAACTAAGTTCATTCCATGCATCTAGTATCATGTTGTCCATTATAGTCTCCTAGTGCCTTCTGATTGTTGTGCTTTACGTAATGCTTTCACGTGTTTCATATAAAACCAATTACCTACTTTTAATATTGGTTTAGCTATACCCAAGTATATCCAAAATAGTTTTAGTTTCATCTGAACCTTGCCGTTTTCTTTGCAATCGTTTTTGGCTGTTTAGAAAACTGTTTACCTGCTCTATTTGCTTTTCGTTTAGCAGCCGAACTGGCTGAGTATTCTGCACTTGATAAAGCTTTAATCGCCGCCGTAGGGAGATAACGCTCACCGGTAGCCTTCGACCCTTGTGTACTAGGTTTACCACTTTTAGTTGTCCATTTTTGTTTAGTCCAATTTGCTAGTGACCTTTGTGACGGTTTCATAAGCTTCCTTTATCTCTTCTATTGTTCTGTTGCATCCTATACATATATCATCTTCTAACTTACATATGCCGATGCATGGACTACTTGACTGCATCCTGTAAACTCTTCATAACATCATCAATGTTTGGTTCTTTACTATTAGGATTATATATACATTGATATTGTCTAGGACATCCTATTCGTTTATCTGTAAACTCTATTTCAAATGTCCTACCTGCACCTTGATATATACAAGCTAGTCCACCCTTATAGTGTAGCATCTTCTTACGTAGGCATCTAGTGTATTGTGGTTCTATTATTTTACCCTGATGCACTTTTTGTTTGTACGTATATTCTTTAGCATGAGCCTTACTTGTAAATACACTTGCTAGTAATAATAAAAATCCACCTATAACTAATACTAAGAATAACCATCCAATGCCTTCACCAATTTGTCTTCTTATTTGTTGCTGTTTATATATAGTAGCCTGTCGTTCTTTTCTTATCTGACCTTCCATCTGAAGAAGCTCATCATAAGCTCCCGGTCCTTGTGTCATGTTTAAAAACATCTTGAGTTCGTACCTTTGTTCCTCAAGTTTCTTTTTGGCAGAGTAAGCCTGTAGTGCAGTAGCTTCAATACTTCCACCACCAAACACTTTACCGAACACTCCGGGATTCTTCGCTTGCTTCTCTGCGTTGTCAACATCTGATGCTGCTCCCATCCATCTACTTATATCACCTGACATCTGTTCTAGGTCTCTGCCTACAGCAAACCCTTGTTTTATAGCTGAGAAGGCTTTAGATGCAACACCTACTGCAAGTGATATAGTTACTGGGTCCATTACTTTTTCCTTTGGGGTTTGCAGTACGATGTTATCTGTAAATTAGGTCCTTCCTTTTGTGGTATTGAAGGTTGTTTATTTAATCTTTCTGCAAAGTATAAGCATTTATCTATGTCTTCAAAAATTTGTGTTTGGTCTACAATCTTTATTCCCATCATAAACACAAGTACAAATTCAATCATTTATTATACGGGTACTCCTTGTACCTCCTCTTGTTGTTCTTTATGACATTCACAATTACATTCTTCGCAATCACATTCATAACATTCACAAGTATCACATCTATCCTTTTGCATTGTCATGTTTCCTTTTTAATTGTTCTTTCGCCTTCTTTGCTAGGGCTGCTTGTTCTTTCTTCCCAGATACCTTGGCTCGTTGTTCGAGCACAGTAAGGATTTGTATCTTTCTCGCATATGGCTTATTGATTCTTTTAACTTTTGCAATGGTTTCTTTTGCATCTGCAACTGTGGCGAATTTAATGCTGACTGTGTCTTTAGGGTTTTCATCAGTATACAATCTCCTACCTGAACCTTTAGGCTTCTTACCTGTACCTAACTTAGGGTCTGGTTTCTTCTTGTTCGCCATTATCCTCTGTATCCACCACCTGCTTTTTTATAGGCTGATGCAACCATCTGTGCTTTTCTGGCTGACCATTGACCGGGAGAACCTCCCTTACCACCTGCTTTAACACGGT